AATTGACCGCTTGCGGGCCGACGTTGGCCCCGGCCTGTCCCATCGCCGTAATGTCTGGAGCGTTGGGCAGGGCTTCGGCGGTGATACCGCGCTGGAATTGCCCCATGCTTGCCAAATCGGGGGCGGTTGGCAGTTGGCCGTAATCAAACCCAAACCGCTGTTCGGGGAGTCCTTGCGGGGTAAAAGTCGTGCCGTAAATGTCGCTGACACGCCCGATGGCCTTTTCGCCAAGGCCCGCCATCGCCCGCTCAACGCGCTGCTGCGCCTCAAGGGTTGCTTGGGCTTCCGGCGTGAGTTGCTGGTAAATGGTCGGCGTATCAAGGTCAGTCCACTCGGTGAACATATCCTCGGTCGGCATTGCGCCGCCTTGATAGCCGGTTCCGGGGGCTGTGCCGCCCGTAAATGCGCTGACGGGCAGCGTTGTGCCGTTCGGCAGGGTAATGTTACCCATGCCAGCAGGGCCGCCACCGCCAAACGATGGCATCGTCAAATCTTCACGGGCGCGACGGGCTGCCGCACCTGCGCCAAATGCGCCTTCCGTATCTAGCGCAAAATCGTCGGTCGGGCGGTTGTAGCCAAACCGATCACCTTGGTCTACCGTGTATCCGGGCAGGATAGGGCTAGGCGGTGCCGTTGTGCCGGTCGTTACACCACCCGTTGGGGCGGGTGTAGGGGCCGCGCCCGGAGGCGCGGGGGCCGGAGTCGGGCCACCTGCTGGGGCTTGCGGGTTCTGCGCCCGCCATTGGGCCATAGCCGCGTCATAAGCCTGTTTGTTGAACTGCGGGCGGCCCCATGTGACCGTCTGCGTCCCCAGCGGCGTAATGACGTTGGGGTTAGAAAGCCGAGCGGTTAGCCGAGCGGCGGCAAGGTTAGCAACCCCCTGCTGCTGCGCTGCGCCCGCGTAATCAGGTGCCGGTGGCGGTGCCGGTGATTTTTTGCCCATAACGGTGTCCTAAAAAGCGACACGCATCGCGTGTCATGGTTAGGAAAACAATATCACCGTCGGTGTCGGCGTCTTTGATTCGCGCTTCCTCGGTGAAACCCATCTTACTTACAAGTTTCAACGCTTTCACGTTTTTGCTGCCTATCGGGGCGATAATTTTGTCAACCCCGCAGACGTTAAACGGATAGTCAAAAATGGCGGCCAGATACGTCGGGGTTAGCCGATCCAGAAAGGCGATATGGCAGACAATGGATCGCCCGTTCCAGTTCTCGTACACCACCCCACAGACCAATTCGTCGCCTTTGCGTAGGCCAAGGGCGTTGGAGCGTTCGGCGTGATAACCGCCGCCCGTGTGTCCACAGACCCATTCGCCCACCTCGGGGCCGCTTGTTATATGCCAGCCCATCCGAGTTGAAACACAATGTCTGTGGATGACCATTGAATATTCAGTTTCTTGGACGCGCTGGCTAACTGCACCGCGCCACAATATCCAACCCCTGTAACGCCCTGCCAATTGTTCTGAATTTCCAAATCCGACCCCCACACCGCCGTATTCCAAACGCCGGTGTCCCACACGCCTACCGTGGGGTTGGTAATCGCAATTGGGGTCGTCGTGTCGTAGATGTTGAAATCCACGTTCATGCCGACCGTAATGGACGGCGTGCCGTTGCTGAAAATGGACGGTCTGGCGCGGGTGAAAATCTTTTTGACACCCCGCGTCTCAAAGTAGTTAAAGGCTTGTAGCACACGGCCGTTAATGTTGGCCGAATCGTCCATGAAGCCGGTGGAACCCATTGTCCATGCCTTGGCGACATAGCCGGGGCCACCGAAATACGGTTCATCGTTAAGAAGCGCAAAGTGGAATGCTGTCCAGCCCGTAAACTTGCACCACGCTTTGGTGATGTTGTTCATCACAAACTGTTCTTGCGCCGAATCGCTGACCGGCACATTGACAATCAAAGCGTTATTTTTCGGGTTGTAAAGCAAACACCAACCAAAGTTGGTTTGGTATGCCGATGCGGCGGCAGCAAATGCGCCCTGTATCTTGTCCGATAGGGCGATGTTGGGGTCAATGCGTGAGGATTGCAGCGCAGAGGCCATCGGCACCAAGCCGTCTAGCGTCAGCACTAGCAAGTCGCCGCCGTACTTGATGACGCACCGATCACCAATTGGCGCACCCAATATCCACACGCCAATGACAGCCCAAGTGGAGGCCGAGGCGGGGTCGGTTCCGCGATAAACGATGACTTCGCCCTTGTCGGTGACGAAAACGAGGTTGTCATCAACGCCGTAACCCGCATCAATCGTCCAAGAGGCCATATTGACCAGTTTGCCGCCCAAACGGGCCACGGCAGACAGGTCTAGCACCTGCGCGGCACCGCCGATTGAGGCCGTCGGCAAGTACCATGCTTTCAGCGAGTTTTTCTCAATAAACCATAGCCGGTTCTTAAACAGCGTCGGATAGTTTAGCGAGGTCGTGGTTACGCCCGTGATGGCCGGGGTAGATGTGCCGTCAATTGCCGTCCATGTTGATCCGTCGTACAGCAACGGTTTGTTGACCCCGTTTGCGGCGTACAAATAGTTGCCGCCCGAGGTCGTGATGTTGGTGTATTGCCAACGGCTGTTGGATAGACCGGAAACCGCCGCAGCCCCTACCGCACCGGCTGACGTAACGTCATAAATCTTCCCATCCGACACGGCAAACATTTTGTTCGCAGTTGGGCTGCTGTACGTCATCAGCGTTTCTACGTCATCCGGCAAGCCGGTCGCGTGTTTGCTGTACCCGCCGCGCAGATTGATGTTAGAAACGCCCGGAAAGTAGTTCTCCATTGTCACGGCATCGGTCGGTGCCATGTTGGCGAGTGAGTCGCGGGCGTTCCAGCCGCCCACGGGAGCAGGGAGCGAGGCGACGTTGGCTCTCGCTTGCTGAACGAGTCTGCGTGCCGCCCGTGCCATTAGTTGTCGTACCCGTAGCCGCTATCGGGGATGTTGTCGTAGCCGATCAACACCGTACCCGGACGCGGGGCGAACGAGAGGTTGGCACCGCCCGTGTCTTGCGCCATGGCCGTTTCCAGTTCCATGAGGTAATCACGGTAGATGGCGGTCGTATCAAAGCCCTTGGCCTCAAAATACTTGAGTTTGGTGGACAGCACCATGAGGCGGTCGGGATATATGCAAGTGTCATCGTCGGCCGTAAACGAGTTTTTGGCCGTGCCGTCTGCGCCAATCGCCCACGCCGCGCTGCGGTACTCAAAGCCGAGCAGTTCGCCCGCGTTCACACCCGGCCAAATCTGGAAGTATTTGCCAAGCAAACGCCAGCGAATACGGGGGCCGGTGCTGATGTAGCCCGAGAGCAGCCATTCCCATTGCTGCGGCGACTCGGGGCCGAGCATTTCCCAACGCTTGGACTTGTCCCAATGCGTGCGGTTGACGCTGCTAACGTAATCAGCGGGCAAACCGTACTTCACTTTTTGGAAGTTTAGCGAGGCACCAACGCCCGCTTCGGTCGGCTTGTAGTTGATCGTGACCGACGTAGAATTCGGTACGCTCGTCACATAAGTGGCATTTGGGATACCCTGCCCCGTGACTTGATAGGTCGTATCAATGTCAGCCGTAGACGGGATGCCAGTAATTGTCGTAGAGGTCGTCGTCCACGTTCCGACCGTAGAAGTTGCTTCCGTGTAAAACGTGTGCTGCTTGGTCAGTTCTCGCCAATCAGCCCGACGCAACAACTCGTAACCCGTAGCGTTCATCAACGCCAAAATCTGAACCACGTCTTGGTTCGGGTTGCCCGCGACCGTTGAGGGGGTCGGTAGGCCCAACTCGTTCGTCACCTGCTGGACGAGTTGTAGCATCGTAGACATAAGTTACGCCTCTTGGTGTTCCTTCGGCGGTCGGCCACGGCGCGTTTTGGAGGCCATCAATTCGGCCATTTGCGCCTGTAGTTCGGCCAACTGCTTTTTGGTGTTGTCCAGTTCTTCAGCCGTTTCGCTGCGGTTCTTACGGGTCAGATAGTTTTTCGCCCGCTCACGCAGTCCCGCACCGCCCATGCCGATGCGCTGAAGTTGCAAATCCGACGCGGCAGCCACCTGCTCCACGGTCTGAAACTTCAGAATCTTTAGTTCTTCAATCCACGCCTTGCTGACCCCATCCGGGTCATCGTTAGACCACGCCTCAAGCGATGTGCCAATGGCCGGGGCTTCGTTCTTCTCCTGCGACATCTGGAAATACAGATATTGCCGGGGAAAACGCTGCTTATGATCCTCGCGCAACGGTTGTTCAATGATGGTGTTTTTATCGCCCGGAATCATAATTCGGACAAAAGGCTTACCTTCCCAACCCTTGGCTTCGGACAGAAAAAACTCAACGTGCAACTGTGAGTCGCCGTTTGCTACATCGCTATCTAAAGGCATTGTCTTGGCTCCTGTGGGGATTAGACTCGTTCACCGTTAAGGCTATACCAACGTGAATTTGATATAGCGAAAAACATCGTGGAGTGGTTTTGTGCAACCGACGCCGACGTTGTTCCATTGATCGTATCCGAATCATACGGATAGACCGTCAAAGTGTGTGCGCCCGAGTTGAAGATTACGACCGTCGCACCCATTTCGCACTTCATTAACTTTACGCCGCTGGCTGCGGGCGTGGTGTCTACGCTGTTGTAGATAGCCAATAACTGCGTAGCATCACCCGCCGACGTACCAGCCGCCGTAATGTCATCTTGTCCATCCCCGCAAATGGAAACGGTGGATAGGCTGTTTACGCCGCTTCCTAAAACTCTGGAGGGGAGAGCCATTACGCCACCAATCGCAACTTTTTGCGTTCGTCAATGATGGCGGCGATCAGCCCCGGCCCAACTGCCGTGATGGATATATCGGGCATCACGCCATAAATCTGCTGAAACTCGTTGGCTTGCTGCGCCATCGCCGTGCTGCAACTAAACTTTTTGCCGTTTTCGCCGCCAACAACAACCTCAATCGGGTTGACCGCCATTTCGCCGGTAAACCGCTTCATGCCCTTTTCGTCGTTGCATGAGTCGTAACCGTAAAGCGTGAACTTACGAAAACCGAGCAGATAGCCGATGTTGATGGCCCGTAGACCCGAGGTCGTGCCACCGCCGACCGCTAACTTTCCCGGCCCCATCGCCTCCATCTCCGCTCCCGGCGACCATGAGTGCCACAGCAAAATTTTGCGGCCCTTCAAATGGTCAAACGTGGAAGGGGGACAGCGAGAGGCGGGCATATAAACCGTATAGTCGTTTAACCGCTGGATACCGCTTGTGCGGTCACGCGGGTCAAGATTGACCCACAAATCGGGTTCAACGCCATTTTTAACTAGGAAATCGTGTGCGGCCTTGATAGCCACAATCGGGCGACCGAGTTTGCGGTGCGCCTTAATCTCATCAATGTAGTTCGGCATAGACCACCCACTCGCCACCAGCACCATGTTGCCATCGTGTTTGGTGGGAGTGAGGGTCAGTTCTGGAAGATTACGAGACAAGGCCGAACGGATATTGGAACAAAGTTCTTCCTCCGTACCGGCTGCTTGAATCGTAATCTCCAGAGGTTGCATGGCTTATTAGCCACCCACGCCCGTAAAGACGTGGACGTAACCGGCAATGCAAGTCACCGCAGAGGCCGAGGCCGCCGAGGTGGTTGCAACCAGACCGGCCACCAAGCCACCCGACACCACGGCATCGTCAAGGACGCCGGGGGTCGCAGTCGTGTACAGCGGGACGTTCGGTTGGCACGCAGTCGCCACGCTCACGCGGGGCTTGCCGCCAATCTGCACCCAGCCGTAGGACGCAGACGCGATTGACGTTTGCGCGAAACCCACAGCCTTGCTGTTTGCCGAGTTGGTCGTGGTCAGCGGGACAACGGTGTTGTCTACAAGGACGGAAACCGCCGCGTAGGTTGACACCGTAGAAGCCGCTTGCACATAGACCGCTTGTCCACCGTCGTCAAGGTTGACAGTCGTGCCAACATTGACGGACGGAGAAGTCTGCGTGTCAGTAAGAGACGGATATGCAAATCCGTTAATAATCGTAGGCATTTTGGTGTACTCCTTACGCGATCAACACGCCTTGGAACTGGCTGCCCGAGCAGGTGAGGTTACCGGCCCAGCCAATCAGTTTCACAATGGCGTCTTGGTTGACGGCTTGTCGCTCACCACCAATCGGCACGAAGTTCCGATCCTTGTGCGGGCGGAAGTGCAGATACTTGGTGTTGAGGAACCACATATGGTTCGCGTTGCCGCTGCCCGAGTTGTACGAGGACGAACCGATACCACCGTCCAGCACCACGTCGGAGGCCATGCCCGCGCCGTAATACTTGAGGGCGGCGAAGCCCGCGCCCGCCATGCCCGAGCCACTATCCGTAATACGCTGGATCGCTTGGAGCGATTGCAGGTACAGACGGTAGTAGTTGTTGTCGGCAACGATCAAATCCGGCTTATCCGTACCACGGATCAGTTGCACCGCAACCGCGTCCATGTACTGCTGGATGTTGGAAGCCGAAACCGCGCCACCACCATTGGTTACGCCCGAGTACGCCACCGACTGCCAGAACGTCCACACGGCACGGTTAATGCCGCCATACGTTCCCGAGGTCGGGGCATCCGGCACCGCCGCAGCAAGACCGTCAAGGTTCTTACCCGCGTTGCCCGTGCCGTCACCGTACAGGTCACCGCTGATGCGGTTAGCCAGTTGGGCTTCGGCCACTTCCATACGACCGTCAAGAAGGTCAATGATGGCCTCCTTGCCGCTGTTCTGGATCATTTCCAGACCAGAGATAGACACCGCCGAGGCGTACTGCTTGATGCTGAACTGGGCAGCCGAAATCGGGCTGTTCTGTCCCACGTTCAACACTTCGTAGCCGCTATACGAGTTGGTGTTGTTGGTCGTGTTGTCGTTGTACATGATTTCTTGAAGGATCACGTTACCGCCAGAGAACGTCTTGACGTTTCCGCGCTCCTTCAAGCGACGAAGCAACGCATTGTTGTTCGTCACGTTATCAGCGAGTTCACCGCTACGGCTCTGAATGTTAGTAGCGATAATGTCGCTGATACTAGAGTTGGCAAATGCCATTTGAATGCTCCTATATCAGTTGATTACAACCGTGCGCTTGATTCATCAAATGCTTCCTCAAGCATTGCACGGCGACTATGCGCTTTGGGAGCCGTGTTGGTTCCGGGTGTAGAACCTCTGACGCTGACCGCAGCCGCCCGAGCGGCTTTTGCTGCTCGGTTTTTTTCAGCATTCTGCTTTGCTGCAATCTGTGCCTGTTGGGCTGACTGCACCTTGTCAAATAACGCTGAATCTAAACGTATTGCCTTATCATAGGCATCCTCCAATGTCTGCGCCACTCCTGTCTGGAGCAGTTGGATCATCGTTGGACGCGCTTCCTCAAAATACTCGGCCTTCGCCGAGAAATCGTTAATTTCGTTCAGCAGTTGTTGGTTTTGGGCCATTTCCTGCTGCTGTTTCCAGCCCATCACTTCACCGCGCACCGCATTCAGTTCGTTTTGCAACTGCCATACGAGCGGGTTGACCTGTCCGGCTTGCGGGGCTTGCCCCGGCTGGCCGAGTTGGATGCCATATTGGGCGGCGAGGTTGTAAAGGTACTGCACGCGCTGTTCGGGCGGAGCAGTTCGTAGCGTGTAGTCGGCTTGAGCAAGAGCAGCGACCGCTTGCTCGGGTTTTAGCCCGAGTCCTTGGATCGTTTGCATATACGGCTCAAGGGCTTGGTTCATCGCGTCGGCAAACTGTGCCTTGGATAACAGCGGCTCCACGCCTTTTCGCATCTGTTCTTCGCGCTGATATGCGTATTCCCGCATTTTCGGGTCAGCCGACAGCCAAACGTCGTGATAATCCTTTTTCCACGATGCCGGGGGCTTCATCCAGACGGGTTCTTCGGCCGGTTCCTGCATTTCGGGGGCGGGAGCGGCTTTTTCGGTCTTTGCAAAGCGGCCACGGTCGTCACGGCCCGATGGGGCTACGTCCTCACCGCGTTCTGCCGCCTCAAACTGCTGTGCCAGCAAGTCTTTGCGGTCTGCAACCTCAACTTCCGGGGTTTCCGGTGTGGTTTCGGCATTCATATCCATCGTCATCACCTATTTCCTG